AACTGTAGAGCGGTGTTCGCCGTGAAGTCGCGGCGGTTCATTAGCGCAGTTAATTGCGCCTGAATATCACTGAGGTTCACGGGTTACACCTTATTTATGATTAGGTAGCGAGTAGGGTCGCGCTGATGGTCGCTGTGACAGACGGACCTGTTCCTGCGACAACTGCCTTAACGTCGAAGTTAAGAGGCAAGTGGTCACTGGCAGATACGTTGGCGGTCACGGCGATGCCGGGGAATATAGTAAGGACCGTAGTGGCAACCGCGTTGAGCGCGGCACTCACCAAGATCGGATATGTCTTGCCGCTGACAGGGTCCCGGCCTTCAATCGTCACTGTTAGCGTCGGGGATGTCCCCGTGATCGCCGTGATGTCGATGATAACCTTGATGCCTGCCGCTTGCTGGTTCGACTGAGCGGGGCTGGTCACGGTGCCCGCACCTTGTGCGGCTAACGTAAGCAGTGCGCCCAGTTCTCTGTTGCCGAGATAGATCGACATTGGGTTAAACTCTCTTATTGGTGACGACGAAAGCGTCTAAGCCTTCAGCGTGTAATCGCTTCAGAGTTTCCTTGTAGGGAGCGCGCGTGCAATCAAAGCCTTCCTTGAGCCACTTCTCGTGAATGATCACGGGAATGCTTGCGACGTGCATGAAGTTGCCCTCACGACGGCTCTTGCTCTCCATCTTCTGCTTCTTCAGATTGGAGATGAACTCGTCAGGGATTTCCTGCTGTCGCTTTATTAGAAGGCCGTCTGCGTTATCGTGAAACTCTGTAGTGCTGTCTAAAATCTTCATTTGCAGAATTTGGCAACCAAAGCGTCGATCATGCGACGAACCTCGAAGGGATCGCGATGATGGACTTCGCCAAGCTTAGAAATCTCTTCGCGCATCGCGACGACTTCAGCCTGTAACTCGGCAATACGTTTGTCTTCGACCACGTCTGCAGCGGTGCGTTCGATTGGTTTCTTTGCCATTATAAAATTGCGAAGTAGATGACGAGCGTGCCGTTCAGAGCCACAGTCGCATGTGCGTTGCGGATTTTGAACGTCACCTGTCCTGCGGTAACCTGCACAGAGTGGACGTAATAGGGAACCGTCGTGTTGGACCCGTTGCCCACCGAGAACAGAGGAGCGCTGCCATCGAGAACATTGTTGCAGGTGAGCGTGAACGAGTAGTCCGCGCCAGCCGCAGTCGTAAGGGCTTCAGTGGTTATCGTGCCGCCAGTGTGGTGAACAGTGGCCGCCCCGGCAGTAGAAGTTGCCGAGCCATGATCGCCCGGATTAACACTCGTCATGTATCTTTGACCTAAATAAAAAGGAGAGGCCCCCAACCGAAGTCAGGGGCCCCACCAATGTTTCCTAGCGCGTAGCTAAGAAGGGGATTAGAAGCCCGAAGCGAGGTTGTCTACGAGAATGCCCGAAGCCAAGTAGTTCTTGTGCTTCAGTGAGAACTCGCCAACAATCATCATCTTCATGCTGTCGCCGGTCTTCGCCAGCGTCTCGCGCGTCCAAGGACGGAGCGTAGCCTTGACCCACATGTCGGGATCATAGACCAGCGTGCTCTTCGCCTTGAGGAAGCGGTTGACCTGAACCTTCTGCTCACCAAACGGAGAGACATAGAGGTTCACGACGTTGACCAGTGCGCTCTCACGAGCAGCACCTTCGGTCACGATCCGGTAACGGCCAGAAGCCGAAGCGAACGCAGCCAGGAGGACCGAGTTCGACGGAGTGACTTGGATGATCGACGGATCAGCACCCGCGATGAACACGTTCTGAAGAACGGTCACGAGCGAGGCTTCGCTGATGTTGGTCGAGGCACCCATATAGGTGATGTTCGCCGAGTTAACCTGTTGCTGGAAGCCAGCCATGTTACGGGCGGTAGAAGCCGTACCAGCAGCCGCAGTCTGTGCGGTGCCGACGAAGGCGTTCTCAAGGTCACGCTTCAACTGAGCAGCGGACTTGGCAAGCTGGTAGGCGCTTTCACGCGCACGACCATGCAAGTTGACCACGTCCGAAGTCTGAGAGATTTGGACTGCTTCGAGGAAGATTTGCGTGTAGTTGTTCCGCATCACGGTCGGGTTAACAGTGATGAAGGACGCATCCGCGCCTTCGACCACCGCAGAACCCACGCCGTTCACGGCGCGCAGGCTGTCCTCTTGCCATTGGAAGAGGGTGTTCCAAACTTTCTCGTTGCCGAGCGAAGTCTGGAATGGCGTCTTAGTAGGAGAGATATTGGTGATAATGTCCGAAATATCTTCCTTGATGCCGACCTGCTGATAGGTCTGGTATGTAGCCATCTGATAAAAAGACTTTTTGGTTAGAGGTTAATCGTTATCCGCGTTTTCCCAACGCGCTAGAAAAGCGTCTGTCGCAGCATCCACCGAGCCCTTGCTCTTAAGGGTCTTCATTGCATCCTTCTGCTTCGCTGTAGCTTTAGCTGCAGGAGGGGCTGCTGTGTTGGAGGTCTTCACGATCTTCTTGGGCGTCTTGTTGACAACCGTGGTGGTCACTTTGGATGCACCTTGTTTGTACAACATCGCCATGTGGAGGAGCTTCAGCACCGGGGCATCGACAATCCCGTTGACTATCTCTTTGTCCACACCTTCGTTAGTCGCGAACGACCTGAGGTCGTCATACGTTTTCTGACCCCAACCGTCGATGTGATAGGGGCTGGCTTGATCAGACAACGTCTTGACGCATTCACGAGCGCGGTTCAGCAAGGCGTCTTGCTGCTCCTTCTGAGCAGTTTGGACAACCTCGTTGAGTTCGCCTTTCAGGAATGCTTCTTCCTCGAACACCTTGCGTGCTTCATCTTGAAGCGTGCGTAGCTGATCGGGGTGGATGTTCGGGTCCCGCGCGAGGCTGATGAAGTCAACCTTGCGGTACTCGTTGGCCCTGTTGGTGACGCTCTGGACTAGACGGTCCAGCTTCGCACCATATTGGAGCGATTTGTTCTCGACAGATTTACGCTGTTCCGCAACTTCTTGGGAACGACGGGTGAGTGCAGCTTCTTGACCAAATAGTCGTTTCAGGTCCTTGACGGAGACTTCGTGCTCTTGGTCATTGACCTTAACTTTAGTGTAGACATCGTCTTCTTCGACGTACTTCTTTTTGGCCTTGTCTTCGCCTTCGGTTTCCTCTTCACCACCCTCTGGACTTTCGTCGGAGGTGGTTTCGGTTTCCTTTGGCTCAGGTTGCTCACTCGGTGGGGTTTCTTTCTTGCGTGTCTCTTCGTCCGATGGCTGGTTCTCAGCGTCGGCAGGTAATTTGAAGCTCGCAAGGAAGGCATCGGTGGCGGTTTCAATTCCGCCTAGTTCGGAAGTATCAGCCGCGCCTGTGGAGGTGGCGGTCATGGGCAGTTCTTACTCATAAATGTTGTGGACGCTTGGATCATCGTCCAAGTGGTCCTGGTGGGGTTTGCGCGCCTCGTCCTTCTCCTTGACGAAATTCGCCAAAGACGAAAGAAATTCACGGTGCGCCATTATTTTCGCGTAAATAAATTCGCGAGCTTTCGCTTCGTGCGCCTTGGTCGCCAGCATCTCTGCGAGGAGGTTCTGCTCGAAGTAGGCGGCCACGAATTGAAAGTGGGTTTCGTTCAAAAGGTTCTCGCAGAAGTCACCAACTGCGACTAAGGTGTCAGCGTCCATTTCCCTTCACTTAGCTCTAAGAGCCAAGGGGTTTTTTAGGCCCCTTGGTCTAGAGAGAAGCATCAACGTCCAGTCATATTTTAATGGGTGGTGACGTATGCTTCGCGTTGCGGTGTCTTCTCGGCGAGGTCTATCTCGCGCTGAGAGACATCAATACGGTTCAGTGTCTCGGCGTCTTTGCGGTTCTGGTCGCGGTCATGCTGCATAGCGCCTAGAAGGAGCTTCTGCTGGCCTTGGTGAACCTTGGTGCTGTCTACGGCCACGCGGGTCTGCTCGTGTGTCGTCTGAGACTGAGCATTCATTAGCGCGGCGTCGGCAAGCTTGCCCTTGTTCTGTATCTCCTGAACCTTGAGCGGATCAGGCTGCGGTGCCGTCTGTGGCGACGGTTGTGCCAGATACTGGTCGCGGTTAGGCCATCCACGCAGCTTCATAATGTCTTGCAACATCGCGAAGCGCTGTGGCTGTCCAAACATTCCGGCCAGGGATTGATCCTGTGCCAGACCGGCGTAGCCCTGCGTCATCTGATTGATGGCTTGGTCTTTCTCGCCGTAACCGAGGTGCATAGACACGGTACAGGTCGTGCGCTCGCTCCATTGCTGTGCGTTCACCTGCATCGGTGCGCCAGCAACGCTGATCCACTTGTCTTTCTTGTCGTGGATAATCGCGAGCCTAATTACTTCGAGCATAAGCTCCGTGAAGAAGCCGTAGGCGAAGTTACGCGCGCAAATCTTCTGCCTCGTAGCCGACAGCGTAACTAGCTGATCCACTAAGCCTTGGGCATTTTGCTTTGAAATAGCATCCTTGTTGAGCCCTTGAGAGAGCGACGAAATACCAGTGCTCTCTTCCTTACGATCCTTCAGCGTCTCCATGACTTGGAAGACGAACGGATTGAGGCTTGGCATCACCAGAGGAGCAACGCTCTCGGGTGTCCGCACGTTTACAATCCCGCCGAGCTTGTTCTCAAGCATCTCACGAGGATTGATCAGTCCACCTTTCACAACCTGCCAACGCGGGTTGGTCGTGGTCGCGGTGTGATCGAGCACACCACGGGTCAGCACGGTTTGCGCGTTCTGGTAGGAGATGACGCGCGCGGCAAAGTTATTGCCGTAGAACATGTGCGGCATCGGAAGCGGCGCATAGACCTTAAACGGTCTACGGTCTACCTCTTGCTTATCAAGGAGCACGTCAGCCGCGTGAACGATCTTATACAGACGGGTGCCCTTCTTGGGGTCGATCTGCATCCGCACGTAGCTCTCATAGACCATCACCATCTCTTGTTCGGGCTGGATGGGATTATCTAGGGCCTGTGCAGTCTCGATAGGTTTGTTCCTTTCGAGAACTTCGGGAGACAGGTCTAGACCCTTGCTGTCGTCGTAGTGGACGTTCTTTAAAACAGCAGGATCGTAGCCTTCCTCGATTAGCTCGCTCTTAGTCTTGAGTGTGCGGTGGCCTACGTAAGCCGCGCGTTTCAGATCGGGAGCCCGTGGGGAGATTAGGAACTCCTCAGGGGGTACGCAGAGAATACGGACCTGACACTTGTCTATCTTTCTAGACAGAGTGCCCTTGTAGGAGCCGTCGTCCTTAGCGTCGGCGTCAAGCTCGTCCACGTCTTCTTGAGCCGCTAGGCCCATGACTTCGTGAGCCTGAAGGTTGTCGAACTCTTCCTCGCGGTACTCGTACTTCTCTTCCCAAAATACCTTGGCGACACCAACGCGCGCCATAAGGGCGTCGTGGATCACGTCGCGGAAGATGTCGAAGCCGGGGTTCTCGCGGAAGATCACAAAGCTCGCGTACTCAGTCGCGACCATGCAATCATTCGCATTCATCGCCTGATCGGGATCGAAGCGGGCGATGTGGTCGCCGCCAGAGAACACTTCGAGCAATTGCGCCTTGAGCATCTCGACGCTGTCATATACGTCGGTCGAGACGAAGCTCGATGCGCCAACGTGCTGCCGCTTGGGCAGATCGCCGTTGTAGTAGCCGAGGACCCTTTGGCGTTCCTTAGAAAGTCTACTATCGTACCAACCGACGCTCTCTTGGGCCTTAGACAGCACCTTAGCGAGCACGTCTTTATCGGTCAGCGCCTGACCCTTATTATCCGCCATTGTGCTTCCTTAAATAGCTTCACAGTAATGATCGTGATCAACAGTAACCGGCTCCCAAAAGCCGTCGTGAACGTGGTTCGCCAGAGCTAATGCCATTACACAGTCGTCGCAGGCGGGCTTCTCAGCTTCCATCTTGCCGCTCTCAGTGACGACGTAAGTGAGCATCTCGTTGAGCGTGACTGGATCGTTTATTTCGATCAGACGTTGACGCTCGACGGCGCGCAGCTTGTCGATGATGAGGGGCTTCGATCTTTCGGAGGTGAAGAAACCAATCTGGATGGTGTCGTTGGGCTCTAATGTGCCCTCAGTGGTATCGGTGAAAATCATCGGGTAGCCGCTGTCACGCAACTTGGCGCACGTCAGCAGTCCGTGATTGTTTCTCTCGGCGCAAATGAGTGCAGTGTTGTAGTAGTAGCCGAGAGCTACGAGAATGTCGGCAAATGCGTCAGGGTGGATTATTCCACGCCAAACGGCCACTTGACGAAGTCTTCCGTCGAGAACTTGTGCGACGGAGTAATCACTCTTTCCTCGAAGACCCATGCCAACGTCGGCACCAATAACGTATGTTTGCTGCGGATCGACAATGTGGTCTTCGCCTTCGACAAATACGAGAAGTTCTCCCCGAGCGTGCTCTTGGACACGACCGGCTTCCACAGCCATCCTTCTAAGAGGCTGTTGTGGTGTCCGTAGCCGTTCAAGGATGTAGTCTGGATTAAATACGGGACGCCCTGTTGCAATGAAGGCTTCCTCCGGTGTAGCGGGATACTCTTGCCGAAACAGATCGAGCCCGTTGGCTGCTATCTTGCGCCTGCGCCAGTGCAGTTGATCGTTGTCTAGGCTGTAAAGTTTCGCGAGCGCTTCCTCGTCAGGCGTCCTTTGGAAGTCCTCAGGAGCCTTTTCGCGGTACTCGGCACTCTCGTACCAAGCACTGAAGAAATGCTCGTAGCCCATAGAGACGGCGTCGAGCCACAGCGCGCGGAATTTACCCGTCATGCCTTGGGCCGTGCTCTCTACGAACACGAACGTGTCGTCCGTCTCAGGAACAGCTTGGATTAGACCGTTGAAGTTCGCTTCGGCGAACGCAGTAGGCCAGAACGCAACCTCTGAAAGAT